GTCGGCGTCGATCAGCATGACCGGGAGCCCGACGTTGTAGGCGTTGATGTTCGGGCCCGGGGCCACCACCGGCGTCTGGTAGGACCGGATGATCTGGGAGGCCAACAGGTCCGCCAAGATCAGGGCCGCAGCCGCGGTGATTGCCGACTGGGTGCCTGTCAGCGTCTTGCCGCCCACGAACTGAGCCTCCAGGGAGGCCCGGGCGTACTGGGCGACATAGTCGGCGGAGCGGGTCTTGTGGACATCCCGGAACGTCTGGTCGGCGAGCGCGTAGCCGGTGAGCGAATCCACCAGCCACAGACCACCGCCGCGCGCGCGGGTGATCGGGGAGACCCCCGCGGCGAGCAGTTGGTCAACCGCGCCGCCCTGCACCGTGGCGAGCTGAACCTCGCAGTCGATACCCGAGACCTGCGCGTGAACCAGAGACGTCGCGACATCCGGTAGCGCAGCGTACATCCCGGCCACCTTCGCGGCCGAGTAGAACGAGTCGAACAGGGTGTAGACGCCGCTGGAGGTGTAGTCCCACGTGCCCGGGTAGACGAGCTGCGAACGCGCGGACTGGAGCGACTGGACACGAGTGATGGTCGCGGCGACAGAGTCACCGACCGCACCACCAATCACCTGGATGCGCTCCATGCGCGCGTTCGGCGCGGACATGAGCTGGCAGTGCGCGAGCACCTGGGCGTGGACGGTCGCGAGCGGGGTGGCCGGGACGATCAGATCCACCGGCTCGGTCTGGAGAGCGGTCAGGCCGTTCACCCAGTCGCCCGAGGCCGGGGTGCCACCGTCGGTGCCGCCCGCGAGCGTGGCGTTCGAGACGACCGTCAACGGCAACGCACCCGCAGTGACCGCAGCGGACACGTAGTTTGAGCCGGTGAAGCCCGCGTAGGTGCCGTTGATCACAGAGGCGATGATCGCGGGGGTCAATGAACCGATCCCGCTGAGGTTCCACGTCTCGGTGAAGGTGTTGCCGTAGACGTCAGTGACCGTCAGGGTGATGATCGGGCCGGTCGCGACGGAGACCGTGATACTAGTCGTCCAGGAGCCATAGTCGAGACTGGTCAGCGTGATCGGGCTAGACGTTGCGCCCGCGAGCGCAAGGACGGACTGGGTGATCGCGTTGCCGACACGGACCACGCAGACCTGCGGAGCGCCGGAGTTGAACATGAACCGCGCGCAGTCATAGGCCGGGCCGGAACGAATCACGGCCAGAAGTTGAGCTGGGGAGCTGAAGTACATCGGCACGTCGGGAGCCCCGCCGTAGGCGACGCCCAGCACGGCCGGGATCGGAGCCCCAACCCCAAGGTTGGCGCTCGTAAGCAGAGAGGCGTTGATCGCGCTGTACGCGCCCGGCTGGTAGACGTTGTACGGCGGCCGGGCGATGAAGTCGTTGGGCATTATTGCTCCTCTGGAGCCGGGTCGGTGTACTCGTCGGGCAGGTTGTACTCGCCGGGCTGAAGGGAGAGGAACTCAACAAGCTCCGCGTCCCACGCACTGCGGGTCAGGTGAGCAGCTTCGACACGCGGGTCAGAGGCCCGCATCCCGGCTGCGGCGGTGTAGCGGTCGGGGTCTTCGCGCGCCCAGACCGCGAAACCCATCACGGGCTCCTGGGTACGCTCAAGCACGACCTTCACTGAAGGCTTAGAAGTCGAAGCTGCTGGCATAGCTGTCTGTCACGTCTCCATTGGCATTGACGGTAACGTCGATCTCCGAGACGAACCCCTCGGGTCCTGCGACGTCGGACGGAATGAGCGCCTCAGACCACACCTCGACCGTAAAGAGGGCGACGTAGATCGTCAGCGGTTGCTCGTCGAGCGGAAGCTCCTGCTTCTCACCGCTGATCGAGACCTCCTTGATCAGCGGGGAGTTCTGGGGGAGCGTGTGCCGGAGCGGGTAGAGCAGGCGGCGAAGCTGGGAGTACAGGCGGTCGCGCTCGTCACGGTTCTCGTGAATCAGCTCGACCACGACCGACTCGTAGCGAGGGTCGGCCCAGTAGGACGCTGACGCGAGCAGAACGCCATTCGCGTCCACGGCAACCGCGTCACCGGCGAAACCAGCGTAGGTCGTGCGGCTCGCCTGGTCCGGCGCGTCGTTGGACAGCGCCACACCGATCTGGGGAAGCACCCCGGGATAGGTAGGCCAGCCCTGGACAACCGGAATCCGGCGGGATTGGTGGCCGCCCTGGGAACTGCCGTCCGGCATCACCAGACTATAGAGGGCGATACCCGGCGGGATCTCGAACGCGGCTGGGAGCGGGAGCCCCGAGCCGTCCTGGGGGAAGACGGTGGACGCCTGGCACGCCTCATTCAGGAGGTCGAAGACGAGCGTCTCGGCGTTCGGAATGAACGCCGGAAACAGCGCGCCCAGATCCTCGGGGGTGACCTGGGGGAAAAGGATGCCCGGCTCGCCGATCCACTGACTCCAGCCGAACGGGAGGCCCGAGCCGTCAGGATCGAAGGTGAGCCCACCCCCCTCATGGGGGGAGACAGACACCGATGGGTAGGTGAAGATCGCGGGAGGCACTAGAAGGCCGTCCTGTTGCGGGCCGGTCCGGCGATCACGTTCGCCAGGGTGTCGCCCATGATCTTGCGAGTCGCGTTCACACGCATCGCGAGCGCGGCGTGCATGAACGGCCGTGGCTTGGCGGCCGGGATGATCCACCCGGTCTTGCCGACACGGCGGAAAGAGATGTAGTAGGCACCCGCCCCGGACTTGGGGTGACCCCCATGCCGAGCGAAGATCATCGCAGCCTTGCCCTGTGCTGCGAGACGGTTGTTGAACGGCTTGTTCTCGTACTGGTTCGACTTGCCGATCTGGGTGAGGCCGCGAACCGCATACGGGCCGGTCGTCGAGGAGGACCGGGAGGCGAAGAACGGGACGATCTTGCCTTCCATCGTCTTCTTCAGGTCAATGGCGCCGTGACCATACTCGATGCTCGCAGCGTACCTGGAGACCGGGACCGGCTTCGACATCTGCCCGCCGACCATGATCGGGTCGCCGGTCATCGCGCCGTTGACATAGACGCGAGCCTGAAGCCACGACTGGTACGGCCACTCCATCTCGATGGAGCCCTTGAGCGCGCCGGTGCGAGTGGAGACCCTGAAGGCACCGCCCTCATAGGTGACGGTCTGCCCCGACACGTTTGCTACGGCCCGGTCACGAACCCCCTCCGCAGAGGCGGCGAGGCCCTGACCGATCTGGCCGAGCTGAACGGGGTTCAGTTTGAGTTGGGCACGGTCGAGGACAATCTGGAGCTGACTGTTGTCGTAGACGACCTGAAATGCCGGGGTCATCTAGTGCCGGATCGCCCCGACGATCCAGACGACCGCAATAACGATAGCGAGGATCACGAGGATACCGACGAGCGAGATGGTAGCGAGAGGCATGGCGGTTCTCCTACTGGGGGACGAGACGATCCGCCTGGGTGGCGGACTGAACCTGAACGCGCCACGCGCGCTGGACGTTGTTGAAGTTGAAGGGGGTGCTCGGTGAGCTGGGGTAGAACACGCGCCCACGCACGAGATCCCCGACATCGGAGACGACAGTCAGACGGTCACGGACACGCCGGTCGGTATAGCCGATACAGACATCGAGCGGGGTGGTGAGCGTCGCCTCGCCATGATCGAACTCACCCTCAGCCCGGAAGCTCAACCAGCGGGACTGGGAGCGGAACAGGCCGAAGATCGAGACGGCAGGCGCGAAGAGTACGCCCGAGCCCGCGCACTGCGGGCAGTCCCACACCGGCTGCTGGGTGGCCGGATCTACGTTGGGGCACGGGGTCGCGACCTCCCAGAGCAACTGGACTGCGCCCTCCGAGCTGAACAGCATCGGGAAGACCGCGTCGTCGAAGTCGATGGTCGGATACTCGGTCATCCACGACGCGGGCATTAGCCACCAACCGTGGACATGATGAATCTCCTAGCCCTGCGCTTCATCAACTCGTCGCGGCGGGCGATGAGCGACTGGATCTCCGACTGGAACGGGGAGGCGGACAGCCCGCGGCTGTAGCCGTCGAAGCTGACAGACTGGACGATCCCGCGCGAGAGGCCAGCGGTCTGGGCAAGGAACTGGGCGGCGGCCTGACAGACACACGCCTCCTGGAGGTTGGTCAGCCAGTTGTTCAGCTCGGGCTCGCGCTGGTCACCGCGCGCCCAGGTGATGCCACCATCCCAGCTTGTCGCTGGGGCGTTGACGATCTGAGCGCCGGTGCCAGGGAACAGCCCTCCGCCGCCTTCCGACTGGGCGCTCGTGGCGTCCACACCCGTGAACTCGGGGTCGAAAGTTGGGTACCCGTAGGTGTATGCGACCTGGACGGACTGCGGCAGCGGCGGGAAGAGGTTGCCCCACGCCTGATAGTCGAGCGTCTGGAGAAGGGCCTGCTCGACCGCGAGCTTGTAGGTCCAAATCTTGATGACGCCCTGCTTGACGTAGTCCTTGATCTCCTCCGGCAGGTACACGCGCGTGTAGCCCAAGATCGGGGTGACCACCTGGAGCAGTTGGATGCTCAGGACCGGGCGCTTACGGACCACGATCTGGTTGGTCGTGTTGCCGTCGTACAGGTCGAAGTTCGAGGTGTTGTAGAACGAGCAGGCGTTGAACGACGTCGTCGCCGTGTCCTCGATCCACGCTATCGCCTGATCCAGCTCAGTCTGGAGGAGCCGGAACGAGCCGTCCTGTCCGGGGTCGCCCGCGGCGAGTAGCGCGGCTGGTAGGCCGTTGAGCTTGTCGAGTACGTCCTGGAGCTGTGGGCGGTTATCAACGGCGGCCATGCGTACCTCGGTCTGGAAGTAGGAGGCGGGGGCGAGCCTAGTGGGGACCAGGCTCGGAGGTCGCGCCCCATCTCACGCGGCCGGACCCCCGCCATCTTCGCTGGCAGCCGGGAGGCGAGCGGCGCGCTGGCGAAGCTTGGTGAATAGCGGGATCGGTACTCGAAACCGACCCTCCAGGTTATGGGCCTGGCGTGGTAACCCCTCCACTATCCCGCAGTCCCCGGGGGGGAATCGAAGCCCCGCCGTCGCCTTCTGAGCGTCAGCACGAACCTGTCCCGGGGTGAGCTTTATGCTACTAGATCAGCATGACTCTCAGCACCTTCAGCACGGTCCCTACCGAGCCCGAGCTGTTCCCGGTGCTTCGGCAGCCCGCAAGCGGACCCACCCTCCAGCGCCTTGTTGGCGCACTGGACGCCGTCAGTCCGACGGGCCTGACAGCGTTCCTGGCCGTCGCCGGTCGTACGCTCAAGCGGACCCTGCGGAGCCGGAGGCTCCTGCGCCTCAAGCGGACGCTCGTCCTCGGGGAGATCGTTCAGATACTCCTTGGCGAGATCCACGGCATCCGGGTCGCCGATCAGATCGGCCGGGGTCTTGGGGTCACCGTTCGGGCCGAAGGCGACGTCGCCCGCGCGCTCAAGCGAAACACCCTCCGAAGAGGGGCCCTCGGGAGCGACCTGCACCGGAGCCTCGAAGCTCTGGAAGACGCGCAGCTTCGAGTTCCGCGAGACCAGCGCGCCCGCGCTCGCGGGGACACGGGCACGCCCATGATGGAACACGACCTTGATGTCTCCGAGGATCAGGGTGCAGTCCTCGTAGACCGGGTACCCGTTGGGGGTGGTCTCCGAGACCACGTCAAGAAGCTGCTCAGTCATCTGTGTCTCCTTCGTGTGATGGGACCCTGTCGTGCCGTGGGTGGAGCGGCACGACACGACAGGGTGTACTCGTGAGTGTACTACGCGCCTGCGACAGGCGTCCCCGTGAACGCCACGCCAGTCCCATCATTGACCGCACCAGCGGCCAACGTGTAGAGCTGGTTCGGCGGCACGGAGCCGTCGTTGAAGGCCGCGGCTACCCAGACCGTCGCGTCCGCCGGAGCGGGCGTGACGACGAAATAGGCGACGGCCACGACAGGCGGCACGGGGGCCAGCGTGTCGAGCGCGTTGACAGCGGCGTCGATTGGGGCCACAGCCGCCGTGAGGGCGGTCAGGTCAATCGTCGGGTTCGCTGCGACGAGGTTGTCGATCTCCGTCTGGAGGTCGGACGTCGCGGTCACCAGGTCGGTGGCGATCTGCGTTACCTGGGCGGTGAGTGCGTCCACTTGTTCTTGTGTAGCCACTTCTGCTCCTTCGAGTCGGTCGAGGCGGCACTCGATTGAGTGGAACCGCCGGTCACTGGTTCTGGTCTGCTCAGGCATTCCTAGAAGCCGACGTCAGGCGCGAAGCCCGCATCGTAGGCCACCGGGGTGAACCAGGCGGTGAGCAGCGTCGAGGAGGTGTACGTGAACGACGGTGGGACCGCGATGACCGCGAGGGCCAGGCGTCCCGAGTTGATCGGCGGGGTGACCGCCGCAGCCGCAGAGGCCGCGTAGGCACCGGCGGTGATCACGACGCTCGGGGTGACCACGGCACCGTTCGCCAGAGACGCCCATGCCAGCTCGACGAGCAGGTTGGCGTACTGAGAAGCGGACGTGGTGGCACCAGCCGGGAGGGCGGTCTGTGTGACCGCGGCTACCGACACGAGCTGGCCGAGGATGACCGCCTCACCGGCGGACACATCGACCTGGTAGACCTGGGTTGCACCGACACCAGCGACCAGACCGCTAACGACCTGTTGGCTGTTCGCCTGCCCAGCCTGAAGCTGAGCGAGGTAGGTGGTCTCGGCAACCCGCTGGGTGTGCGACTTGAAAAGGTCGCGGGGAGTTGCAGGCATGTTTGCGATCTCCTAAGTCGCTGTGAACAGGTTGACTGCGGGCACGCCAGCCCCCGTAACGGGGCCAGCGGAACCGGCACCCTCGTCGGGGACGGTGTTGGTGATCATCGCGGCGGTAAACGACGTGGTGCCACCCGTGAACGACACTGGGATCGCCAGCACGGCCAGGATGACACGTCCCACGGTCGCGAGCGCCGGGGCAAGCGCAGCGGCAGCCGCAGCCGAAGCCGCAGTCGCGCTGAACGTCACCGTCGCCGAGCCGTTGGCCTGCAACTCCACGATGCCCGAACGATACTGGGCAGCCGTGGTGTTGGCGGCCGTGGTCACCGCGATGTTGGTGCCCGCGGCGAACGCAGCGAACGGCGTTGCAACCCCGGCGAAGACTGCCTCACCGGCGGTCGCGTCAAGGTTGTAGGCGTGGGTCGCGCCGAGCGTCACGAAACCGCCCGAGACGAGGGCGGTGGCGAACTGGGCGTTGTGACGCGCGATCAGCTCATTCTGTGTGTTCTGGAGCTGTGTGATCGCACGAGCGACCGAACCGTAGTCGAGCGGGTTGCCCGGCGGGTCGTATGCGCGGCGTGCGAGGTCCGCGGCGGAGGGGATACCCCCGCCGAGATCCCGAACGGTGATAGGAGCTGCCATGTTCAAGCCCCCTTACGCGCTGAGGTTGATGATCTCCGCGTTCCACTGCGGAGCGCGGTTGACGAGCGTCTCGTACTCGTTGATCATAAACCGCTCGCTGTCGTCGATCTTCGCCAGCGGTTGTGAGCCGATGGTCTGAAGCTCGGCGATCTCGATGATGTTCTCACCGGCGGTCTTCTCGCAGAGAATGAACGCGCTGGTCAGGCCAGCGGAGGGCTGGATGTACCGGGTCGGGACCAGCGGCAGAGAGCCGAAGTCCGAGTCGTAGTACATGACCGACACGCCGAGCTGACGCTCGACATGCACGACCCCGTCGCCGTTGACACGGACGAACGACTGGAGCAGCTCGTTGAAGAACCGCTTCTCGCGCGAGCCCAGCACGATGGCTGTCGGCTCGCCCAGGGCGTCGTAGACCTCCTGGATGACCGTGTTGATCAGCGGGATGCTGACCTTCTGGCCGCCCGCGAACGTGGAGGCGTCAACAAGGATGCCGCCCTCATTCGCGATGATCCGCTGGGTACCGTCGAACTGGAGGTACTCGACGGTCTGGGAGCCGTCCGAGTTGGTGACCACGTACGGCTGGGTGGAGTCACCGAACAGGAGGGCACCCTCCTCGCACTGAAGAACCGACACGGTCCGGGACTGCTGCTCCAGCGCGAGCTGGTCCGCGAAGGACCGACCGGCGGAGATCATCAGACCCGTGACGCGCCCGGTCTCGCCGAGGCACTTGACCTGCTTGCCCTTACGCAGGTACTTGGTGTTGCCGTCCTGCGGGAGCTGACCGTCAGCGTAGAACGAGCCGAGCCCATTCGTCGCCGTTGAAGACGGTGAGCCGAGGCTCGTGCGCTGCGTGTACTCGTGCGTCAGGCCGTTGGCCTTGACACGGGGCCACCGCTTACGAAGCGGCGTACCCTTCATGTCCACGCGCGTGATGATGCTTTCGAGGTCTTGACGGAGCAGAGCGCGCTCCGTGCTATCGACCGCCTTCTCGACGTTCGGTAGATCGAACGCCTCGGGGCTTACGAACTCAGCCATGCTTGCTTTCCTTTGGGTTCGACCTACGCGAGGTTTGCGTAGGCGGGGTGGCGAGCGTTCATCTTCTTCAGAGCGGTGACAGCGTCGTCCTCGTCCTGAATCTCCGTGGCCTTCTCGACCTCGGTGTCGGTGTGACCGACACTGGACGGAAGTTGACGGGCAACACTCTTGCGTCCCGCCGGGATCTCGTCGATGCGCTTGTTGACGTCGCGCAGCGCGCTGGCGATCAGCTCGAAGCCCTCGCCGATTGTCTTCTCCACGGCATCCTCACGCTCCGTGAAGTGGTCGTATGCGACAGCGACCATCTTCTCGACATCGGTGTAGACGTCGGGGGCGGTTTCGGGCTCGGTCTTGGCGACCTCTGCCGGGCGCTCATGGTTCTCGACCATGCCCTTCAGCACGTCGAGCGTGTCCTTCAGCGGCATGTCAATCTCCTGAGTGGTCTTGGAAGCCGTGTTCTTGGGGTTGTCAGAGGTATTGGTGTCGTGCTCGTCCTCGTTGTCCTCCTCGGGCTGTTCGGAGGGGGACACCGGAAGGTCCGCTGCGAACTCGTGACCGCAATGCGGACAGGCGAGATGACGCTCGTCCTTCGCCTTGGGAAGCTGATTGTCGTCGTCGGCGTCTTCGTCGTCCTCGTCGTCCCTGGTCGGATCGACAGACGGGCCCTTCGCGCCCTTGCGCTCACCCGCGTTACGCGGGCCTGAGCCTACGGAGTCCCCGCCAGAGTTGCCCCCGCCACCACCAACCCATGAGCCGGTAGTGTCCTTCTCGACGTTGGGATCAACCTCGATAGTGAAGTCGTCGTCCGGGGGCTCGTCCTCGAAAGTCTTGCCGACCGTCTCAGCGAAGCTCACCGAGTAGGCAGGCTTCTGGGTCAGGCAGATGTGCTTCAGGCCGATGTCGTCAAGGACCTTACGGCGCTTGCCGGTGTCCGTCGAACGCTCGAAGAACGCGCTGCGCAGCTTGCCGCCGACGCTGAAGCCGACGCCGCCGCGCGCTGTGCGCTTCCACGCCTTGTCGGCGACCGGGTCCTCACCCGCGGCAGGCAGCTCACACTCGATGAGCAGCTCGCCGGTCTGAGAGTCGTAGTCGCCCTTGGCGACAGCACCGAACTCGGTCAGCCAGTCCTGGTCGTGACCGGCGGTGAGAGCGATGCCGCCCGCGTTGATCTGGGTGACCATGCCCTTGATGCAAGAGACGCTGCAACGCTCGCCGTCGCGGTCCTCTTCGACGCCGGAAGCGACGCCACGGATGTACCGCTTGCCGGACGGGCTAACCCATGTTTTTGTAACTTCCCCGGCCACCTCGAAGTCCTTGTCGATCTCGACCGGGGGTGTGGCTAGGACAGTCATGCGGTCACCAGTGTCTTGAGCGCGTCGAGGCCGGAGCCCGCGCACTTGTGGGACGGGGCACCCTGCTCAGCCAGCTCGGCCTCTTTCGCGAGGATATGGCCGCAATGAGGGCACGTGCGCTGCTCGCCCTCGGCGGGCATGTTGTGATCCGACGGCTTGCCGCGCTTCTCGGGCGTGATGCCCGGATCGCCTTCAACCACCCTGGCCTTGCCAGCGGACTGCGGGGAGTTCTCCTCCTCGATCTGCTTGTCGCTGTGCTTGGTCTCGGGGGCGTCGAGCTGCTGATCGGTGGAGCCGATGCGGCCCTTCTTGCCGAGTCCCTTCAAGACGTCGAGAGTCTCGTCAAGGGTCTTCCCCGAAGTTGATCCCGACTGGAGCTGTGCGTGCCTCTGGGAGAGTCCCTTGGCGCACGCCCCGGCGTGGGTCACCATAAAGGTGTTCCCCTCACGGGGGTGCTTGACCATCTGCCCACTAGCGGGCTTGTGACAGAAGGCGCAGACATCGCCAGTCTTCAAGACATCGAGAGTGTCGTCGAGAGACTTGTCGGTCCACGGCCTTGGCTTGAAGACCTTGCCCGCGGCTGCGGCGCTATGAAGCCCCTTGGCGCAGTCGTGGCAGACGAGCCTGCCGTCGCGCTGCATCCCGACCATCGCATCCACGGGATTCATCGGCTTGCCGCAGTGCTGACAGCCGTTGTTGACGATGTGCTCGTTACCTGGCGTGCCGTCGGGCGCGCGCTTGCCAATCACCTCGTGGTCGCGCACGGACGCCTGACACGCGGAGCACTTGCCGTCCTCGTTGATCGCGCCACACGGGCCGCCACCAGAACGAGGGCAGCCCTTACGGTGCTTCACGACGTCGGTAGCGCCACCCTGGGTGGCCGTCTCGGCGGAGGAGACATCCTTCAAGACGTCGAGGCTGTCTTCAAGACTCTTCCAGGCGCTAGCGCCCGCCGGGGCCGAGCTAGACGACGTAGGCTTGTGCCCTTCGAGCGGCTGGTAGCCATGAGCGCCGAGCACATGACTAACCGAAGACTGGTGAACCGACACGCCACCACTACCGGCCATCGTCACGTTCTCGCCCTTACGGGAGCCGATCATCCCCGACTGGTTCGGCCCCTTCGAGGGGTGGTCATAGAGAACCTGGTGGTCCTGGCCGAGCTGAGAGACGTGAGTCGGAGTAGCCGGGGCCGGAAGACCGTTACGAGCAAGATCCCATGACTTCTTGTAGAAGGAGCCAACCCCCTTGATAACGTCGAGAGCGTCCTCGGCGGTCTTGAGGTGATCGAACGTGCTGTGCAGACCCGCGGGGGCCTCGGTGCGCGCATCAGGATTGCCGGGACCGTCGCCGACGCGAACGACACGCTCGCCGGTTTCGGTAGCCGAACGGGCACCATCGAACGCGCCGTGCGCGGTCTCGTTACGTGCAGAAGGCAGCTCCTCAGCGGTCTCGTCCGGGAGTCCCGGGGAATGGTTGTCGAGCGCCGGGCTGCGGTACTGCAAGAACTGTTGAAGGGACACCTCGACCTCGGAGCCACTGGTGCTCACGGTCGCGTAGTCGTCCTTCACGTTGATGACGGTGCCCTCCAGGTTGACGCCGTTGCAGACGAAACGCACCTGTGCGCCGTCGAGAGCGTCGAACCATGTGCCGTGAGGGCTGTCAGGCACCTCTGTGCGGAAGTCCGAGTCGAACAGTGCGCCGTGACCGACCGGAACGTCCTTCCAGCCGAACTCGTCGAAGTGCTCGCCCTTGAGCAGGTCGGCGTCACGTGGGACGCCGAACAGATCGTACAACTTCCCATGAGCGTCGTTGACAGCCTGCTCGCTGAAGCCTTCGTCGAACTGGGAGCCGCCATGCTCGGAACGGCGGGTCGCCGGGAACTGGTCGAAAAGAAGCCCGTGGTCAGCCATTTACTCGACCTCTCCAATCACCGTCAGGTAGCCCTGCACGCCGGAACCGCCAGCGGTGAGGCCGAAGCTAACCTCAGCCCCAGGAGCACACTGCAAGTCTATGGGGTTGAGTGTCCCGGCGGCGGCGTTCAACGTGAACTTGCCATCGGTGACGGTGACGAGCGCGCCGGTAGGGATCGCGCCCCCGTAGGAGGCGAAGATGCTCTTGATCCGCCAGCGCTGATTCGCGCCAATCGGGTTGGCTCCGAAGACGACGGGGGCGTTGGTGATCATCGCGGCCGTGAACGAGGTCGTGCCGCCCGTGAAGCTCACGGGGATCGCGAGTGTTGCAAGAGTGATACGCCCCGACGTCGCGAGCGCAGGCACGAGAGCCGCGGCTGCGGCCGCTGAGGCTGCGGTGGCCGTGAACGTCGTCACGACTGTGGCACCGTCAGACTCCAGCTCGATGATGCCGCCACGGTACTGGGCGCCAGTCGTGTTCGCGGCGGTCGTGACCGGGTTGGTCAGGAGCGCGCCCCACGAGACTGACGTGCCGGAGAAGCTGCCTACCCCGGCAGCGATGTCCAGGTCGTAGGCGTGGACCGAGCCGAGCGTGACAGCGCCCCCCGAGACGAGGAACGCCGGGGGTGTGGCGACGCCTGGGAGCTTGGCGGACAGGGTGGTCGCAACGGCGCTCGTGGTGTCGCCGATGACCGTGTTCGTACGGCCGTATCCTGCCATTTACAAGCTCCTTGGAGCGTTGAGAAGGAAAGCAGCGGTGAGGCCACCGTGGAAGGGTGACCTCACCGGCGCTCAGCGTGCTACCACCACGCCGAGCTATAGCACCTGGTACGCAACAAGAGGACGAGTGATCGGTCCTCTACTGTGTAGGGACAGAAAAGCCGGTCGCTCGCTCGCGGCTAGCCGCCGAGAATCGCGTCAGCGACCGGATCGTGCGGGACAGGCAGATCGTCGCCGGGGTTCTTGCGGCGATGCTTGATGCCGAAGTCGTTGGTCGCGAAGCCTGCGCCCTTGTAGATCGTGGCTTTCCAGCCATAGACACGGTCAGCCATCTTAGCGCAGCGACCGCACTTGACGCGCTCGCGCATGACTCCCGTGATCGGCATGGACACCTCGGTCACATGCCCCGACTTGCACTTGTACTCGTAGACCGGCACCTGCGCCTCCTAGCCTGCGGTGAACTGATGCGGGAACATTGCCCCCACGGGGTTCCCGATCCCGTCTTGTCCGTAGCCACGCCACACGTAGACCCCGGCGTTGCGGATCGGCAGCTCGGCGTTATAGATGCCCGCCGTCGTCTCGGCGACCAGCATGATGCCGTCCAGGCTAGCCCCAGCCCCGCTGATCGTCAGCGAGCCCGCGCCCGGAGTTGTGAAGTCGTAGAGCACGAGATTCGGGACCACGACGACCGCGTTGGTGGGGAGTACGTCGTCGTTCGTGAGTGTCGCCGTCTCGGCAAGTGTCAGGGTCACGACGGTGAACGCCCAGCGGCAGAGCACAACCGAGCCGACAGGGACATCTGGGTCCTGGATGATGGTGGTCATACGATGGTCTCCCCGCCAGCTACGTTGTCAAGCATGATTGTACCTCCGCGGACAGACACGGCCGGACGGCCCGAGCCAGAGACGCCCAATGTTGCCTGGGAGCCGCCGTTTGCGGTGACAGGCAACCGCGCGCCAGAGGCAACGGGGACCAGGATGAACCCACCGCCCGTGACCCATGCGGGCACGAGAATGACGGTGCGCGCGAGGTCGGTGACCTCGTAGACGTAGTCCCCGGCACCGAACGTCTGCCACTCGACAAGCCCGGACGCTGGGGCGACATACAGGTAGCTGCCAGCCCCGGCGGCGGGGAGATAGGCGTGCTCCGTGATGCTGGCCGTGTAGCTGTAGGCTCCGGTCGCTGTAGCGGTGACCGTGACTACGCCTGCACCGGCGCTCGTGAACGGGTAGTTGACGGAGGCTACGCCCGGGTCCTGTGTGACCGCGACAGACGTCGGCGTGTAGAGGTACGCCGCGGTCGCCGTGATCGGGATACGCGCGAGCCCGGTACCAGTACCCGTGTAGCTGTAGGTCGCCGCCGCGGAAGCAGGGACCAAGGCCAGTCCGGTCGCGCCGCCGGTGAAGGTGTATGCGCCGGACGCCGAGGCGGGGACCGTGACGGTAGCCGTCGCCTGCGTGCTGTAGCTGTAGGTGACAGCGGTACCCGCAGGCACCCGTACGGTGCCGGTTGCCGTGTCGCCGTACAGGTAGGAGCCGGTCGCGCTCGCGGGAACGTCCACCAGGGCGGTTGCGCCGCTCGTGTAGCTGTAGGCGACAGCCGCGCCCGCCAGGACGTCTGTGGTCGCTGTCGCACTCGTACTGTACGTATACGCGCCGGTGCCGCTCGCCGAGACACGCACGAGCCCGGTGGCAGAACCCGTGAACGTGTAGGAAACGGTCGCGGACTCTGCCAGAGCCCCCGAGGAGGTTGCTGTGTAGCTGTACGCCCCGGAGGCGGAGGCGCTGAGACGAACAACGACACCCGTGGTCGAGGCGGTGTAGGAGTAGGTCCCGGGACCGGAGACCACGAGCGCGACAGCACCACTCGCGCTGTAGAGGTAACCTCCGGCCGCTGAAACCGGAACAACGACCCCCGCCGTTGCGGAAGACGTGTAGCTGTAGGTGACGGCGGCGGAGCCTGCCGCCCCGACGATAGCTGCGTTGGTCGCGGTGTAGAGGGCGCTGAGGCCGCCGGTTGCGGCCACCACGACCGTCGCTGCGGCGCTCGGACTGTAGAGGTACGCGCCGGTGGCCGCCTCGGAGAGAACCAGCACCGCTGCGCTAGAGCTGGTGTAGCTATACGCGCCGGTGCCGCTCGCGGGAACCTGGACAGTCCCGGCACTCGTGCTGGAGTACAGGTACGCGCCGGTCGCGGACGCCGGGACCTTGACGAGCCCGGTAGCCGAGCTGCCATAGAGGTAGCTGCCCGCACCTGACTCGGCGAGAACGAGGACCGCGGGTACCGTCGTGACGTAGCTGTACGTCGCCGTCGCAGACTCGGCGAGCGTCGGCACACCAGAGGCGGTGTAGAGGTAAGCCCCAGTGGCACTCTCCGCGAGGATAAGTACGCCCGGGGCTGTAGAGCTGTAGGTGTACGAGCCGGTGCCCGACACGAGCAAAGTCGGGCTGATCGCCGTACTGAAGAGGTAGGAGCCCGCCGCAGAGGCAGGAACCAGCACGAGCCCGGTCGCAGAGCTGCCGTAGCTGTATGTGGCAGAGCCGGACGCTAGGACCTTGACGAGGCCGGTCGCGTTGCCCGCGTACAGGTAGGTGGCACTCGCACTCTCAGCGAGAGCTACGGTCGCGGCGGCGGTGTAGCTGTACGCCCCGGAGGCTGTGCTGGGGACGATGACCGTGGCGGCTGACGTCGAGCTGTAGAGATACGAGCCCGAGCCGGAGATGAGCAGCTCGATTGCAGCGCCCGTACTGTACGTGTAGACGGCTGCGGCGGAGGCCGGAACCTGAACGAGCCCGGTGACTGAGCCTGCGTAAAGATAGCCGCCTGCCGCGGTAGCAGGAGCGCTGACGAGCCCAGTGGCATTGCTGGTGTAGAGGTACGCCCCTGCACCGGTGACCGGAAGCACGAGAGTGGTTGCGCCGGACGCCGTGTAGAGATAGGGGCCTGAGCCGGAAGCCGGGACATCTACAAGCCCGGTAGCCGACGAGCTGTAGCTGTAGAGCGCAGCGGCGGATGTCGGAACGTCTACGATCCCTGTGGCTGACGTCGAGTAGAGGTACGCGGGGGCGGCGGATGTGGCGAGCGCCACGGCGATAGACGGGGTGTAGGTGTACGCACCCGAGCCCGAGCCGGGGATCGTGAGTACCGTCGCGGTCGCATTCGGGCTGTAGAGGTAGCCTCCCGAGCCTGCGACAAGGAGCGCCTCCGTAGCGGTGTCCGTGAAGAGAGGGGCACACGTACCCGAGGCACCTATCCACGTAATGGCCGTGGCTGTGTAGCCGTAGCTGTAGACCGGCGCCGCAGAACCAGAGAGGACGGTCGTGTAGGTGAGGACGACCTGACCGGCGGCACCCACGCCGCCCGCACTCGCGTTCGCGGAACCCTGCCCCCCACCGCCGCCGCCACCGCCAGGCCCAGCGGGAGTGCTTCCCGCTGTCCCGGACGTGCCGCTGTAAGCACCGCCATTGCCGCCAGCGCCGCCGCCCGTAACGGCAGCGCCACCCGCCCCGTTTGTGGAAGATCCAGCGTTACCGGCCGCCGCCGTGCCACCACTGCCGCCCCCGCCGCCCATCGCGACGGCGGGGTTCTCGACACCGCCAGCGCCACCACCGTGGTGCGTTGTATCCGTTGACCCGGTGCCGCCAGCCGCCGCCGTCAAACTACCTGTAGGGCCGCCAGCGCCACCATGCGCCGTGACCGTAACGCTGCTCCCTGCAACGGTTGAGCTGCCGCCGGGGCCGCCGCCGTTATTCGCCGCGAACCCCGTCGATGCTGCGCCTGCCGTACCACCCGCCCCCACGACAACCGTGACAGTGCCGCCCGTGATGGCGAGCGTTAGCTCCTGCGCGAACTCACCACCACCACCACCGTTACCGTAGTAGCCGTTCTCGCCGCCGCCACCCGCGCCCCACGCCTGCGCCTCGATGGACGCGGGCAGGCCGGTCGGGTTGTGCGTGCCTGCGGTGGTGTAGGTGAGGACAGTCATGCCCCCGCCTTTACAGCTTCGTTACTTCAGTGCCGACATGCTGGGGGAAAGTCAGCTCCGGGGCATGGTAGCCCGCGAACAGATGCGCGAGCCCGATAGACAGATCGCGCTCAGTGGGGTGTGGCTCACCTTCACGGATGTGGAGGACAACCTCGAATCGTACGCGCTCCGTCGGGGTTACCTCCACATCCGTGTCTGCCATGACTAGGCGACCTTCAGCGAGACGTCCTTGACGTCCGGGACCGGAACGTCGAGGAACCGGCCCGCGGCGTGGTGGGCCTTGTGGATCGCGATGTGCAGCGCGCCGACATGCTCGACCTTGACGGGGATGGCACCCTCGCTGACGTCGTAGGCGGTGCCTGCGACCGCGATGTCACCCGCGATAGGGCCGGTCACGAACACGGCGTAGCCGTCGTCCAGCTCAGCCTGGGTCAGCTCGTAATGGAACCGAGGAGTCCCGTCAGGGTTGGTGATACCTGTGTTGCTCTTGATCATCGAGGTCTCCTTAGCCCTGGACGGACAGTGTGATCCCGCCAATGGCGACCGCGACGGTCGCGCCCGCGGGGACGGTGAGGGACGAGGCGAGCTGGCCGCCGAGCAGGAATGTGCCTGCCGTGACCAGGGTCCAGAAGCCGAAGTAGTCCACGGTAGCCGAAGGCATGTTCGTGAAGTTCTGGGCTGTGGTGGACGTCATCACACCGGACGACGCGGCACCGACCTGGATGGTTTGACGACCGTAGGAGCCGCCCGAAACCTCGGCGGAGCCGGTGTTGCTGCACGTGGTGGTGTGCAGGGACTCGTAGTAGGTGGTGGACGCCGTGATCATCGCGCCAATCGCGGCGTTGGCCTGTGAGGCCGGAAGGTAGGTAAGCGCCATCGAAGCTCCTTGGCGTGGGTTTCAGGGTCTACTGTGTAGGGACAGAAAAGTGAGGTAGCCGCTCAGACCGACTGCCAGTGGTCAGGCAGGGATAACGCCCGCTCCAGGCGCTTCACGATCTCGCTGCGCACCAGATGGGTCCGCTCCAGGTCCACGATCAACTCCTGGATCGCTTCCCGGCAAGTCCCCTGGCTCGGGTGGAGTCCCGCCGCTATGATCTGCGCCGCGATCTCCGCCGTCGTTGATGTCCGGTGAACCCCCTGCTCGCGCAGGGCTGCCTCCCGGTTCGCGTTCTGCCGAAGCTGGTGCTCCATCAGTCTCCGCTCCGTCGATATCCTCGCCATTCGCCTTCAGCTCCTCTCGTGCAATGATCCACGCCTCTTGAACCTGCTCCATCTCTGTACGCACACGGGTGATCGCCTCTTCGTCCTGTGCGTCCTCAGCCTCCTGTAGCTGCTTATCCAGGTCGCGCCCGCGTGCGGGCAGCGCCTCGAACAGTTTGCGTAGCTCGGCGAGCGCCTCGGCGCGCTGCATGTTGAGCTGGCCGAGCGTGTGGTAGGACTCTGCTTTGACGTCGCCGTTGCCGCCGAGCATCTGGTCGAGCTGTGTGTTCTGCCTGCTCGAACCTGCGTTATCCAGCTCAGGGGCGGTAGCGCCTGGGGTACCAGTCATTAGTGATCGTGCCTACTGAGCTGGTTCTTGTGCTCCGGGTTGGTGCCGTCCCCGCCGGTCTTGATCCCCTTGAGCTTGGCGTGATCCCAAATCTCCTTCTGGTTGCGCCTCTTGCCGACACGCTTCGCGAAGACCTTGTTGCGGTAGTTGTCACCCGGCTCAACCCCGAACTTGGGGACGATAGTACCGTCCTCCTCCTTATGGGTCTGGTCGTACCAGACGCCCAGGTTGCCGGTGCCGTGCGCGTAGTGCTCCGGGTGCTTGGCGATATGCGCGAGCACGAACTCGTGAAGCTCCGCGGCTGTCGGGGAGCCCTCGACGTCCTCGCTCGCGCTGGACTGGCGGGCTGCGCTGTAGCCGGTCGTGATCTCCTGGCCGGTGCGCGGGTCCACGGTGATGCCACCGTTCTCGATGGCGGCCTTGGCGTGCTCGCGCGTGAACTGGCCGCCCTCGGGCGAGCCTGCGGGGACGCGCGCTTCGTCGTCGCCTTGGATCATGTGCCCGTAGCTGCCGCCTGTTTTGTCCACGTCACCTAGTGTAGCAGTCTTCTCGGCCTTCGGCTTCGGCGGGTGCAGAGCATCCCAGAGTGCCTTGTCAACGGGGCTCACTTGTAACCAGCTTTCTTGTCCTCAGCGTCATTCCAGGCTTTGTTCTTCAGCTTAGCAGACGCCTCGGCATCGACAGGCCCCGGGTCGGTATTGCCCTTTGTCTGCTGGTACTCGTCGTCGCTCATCCCCTCGGGCTTGTCCTTGTCGGGCGCAGGCTTCTCGTTGAGGTAGACGTGGGTAATGCCGTGCTGGTTCTCGTAGTCCACAAAGTGCTCAACCTCCTTGACCTCGAACTCGCCCGCAAGAACACGCTCGTGTTCGCCCGCGTTGCCACCGAGCAGCTCAAAAGCCATTGTCTTGGGAGGGACGTGCAAGATGACCTTCTGCTTCTTGTTGTACGCCGCGACCGTGGAGTTCGCCATCCCCCCGAACATATCGGCAGTGCTTTCGCTGGAGGTCCAGGACGAGATTGGCACGTCGATCTTCTTGCCTGCCACGAATAGACGGTCGATGTCAGCCTGAGCCATTCGGACGCCGCGGTGCAACGGCACGTAGGAGGGGCGAGCGTACTCTGCTGCCTGCGCCATAAAGGTGTGGGCCAGCCGCACTCCTGTTGCCTGGTCGGCTTCTGGGTAGGCAGTACCAATCTCATCATCGGCTTGATACTCGTCTGGGGCTAGCTCGGGGGTTGGCGCGTTGCCGAGCGCGACCTTCTTGATCTCAGCCTCGAACGCAGCGTCTACCACATCGTAGCCGGGCATATCTTCGTCGTTGCGAGGGTGCTTGGCGTGACCCTCCCGCGGGTTGTACGGATAGCAGTGGACCCACGTAGCAACCGACTGCTCGCGCAGGCTACGTGCGGCGGTCGCGGCCTTGGCTTCCGGGGTGTCCAGGTTGTAGAGTGTGTTCTCACGGATCGCGCGGTCATTGTCCCGGCGCTCCACGTCGGATCCACCGGCACGTGTCCACTCGCCCGGATGGATGCGCCCCTCGCTCTTGCCGCCCTTGGGGATACGCAGCTCGGTGGCCTTGACGACATCAAATGTAGCGGAGTCGCTATATTTGACGGCCTCCTCCTCCCCGACACGCGGGACGGTGCCCTGCCCCTTCTCCTGGAGCTTCTGCTGGATCGTCTCACGGTCCACCAGCTTGCCTGACTCGTCCCGGTTAGCGACCTTGTCCTCCGGGTTGCCGACCGACTGCTGCAAGCGAAGCTCGGCGGCGAGGCTGTCGCGACCGTTGCGCTCCTGCGGGGTGTCCGAGTACAGGATGCGATTCGAGCAGGGTGCCTGGGCTCCGCGGCGCCAGATCCGGGCGATGCGCTGCTGAAGGTCCGCGTTGTTCTGTGGCATGTCGGCGTGGATCATCTGTGTCGCGCCGTTCTGGAACACGCCACCGTTGTCGCCGAACTGGAGTGAGCGCGCGGTCTTGTTGGTGTCGGAGGTGATCAGGACCGCGGCACCCTTGCAGGCGATGAAGTCGCGGAGCACCCGGTCGTTTGCGGCGGCGTCGCCTCCCTGCGTGTAGAACACTTTGCGCCCCCCACGACGCTCAAGTTCTTCACGGATCGGCTGGAGCGGCTGGGTTTCCGCTCCGAACACGACCGCCTTGGGCGCATACGTGCCAGCGTTCTCGCCGTCTTGGTGGGTGTGGTGACCCTTGAAGCCTGCGAACTCGGTGGGCTTCTGTCCTTCGATCATGTCCGCGATCTTGTTGACGCGCGCGTTCGGGCCTTGGTAGCCGCGCTGTTGTGGCTTCATCAAGGCGGACATCTGTGCGCCACGGCCACCGAACGACGGGAGCTTAGGCAGGTCTTCGTTCGGGACGCCTGAAAGCTTCTGGCGGTGCCGCTCCTCCCATGCCTCGTTGAACTCTTGGGCTGCGTCAGTGATCGCTGCGGTGTGCCCCTCCTCCAGCGGGGCGTCCACCCAGTCGAGTTCGGGGAACGGCGGCATCGCGCTCATGTTCGGTGCCTGGAAGAACGCGCCGTCGGCGCAGCTCTCACGGAACTGTTGGACACGCTCGTTGCCGGTGAGCTGGTCGAACTGGTTGAGCTGTCCGTAACGGTCGCTGAAGGCACTCTTCGAGCCGTAGTGGCCGGGCTTCGCCCAGTTGAGCAGGGTGTGAAGCTCGCCCATGTTCTTCTCCAGCGGGGTGCCTGTCAGTGCCCAACGGTGTTCAACGGCACTAGGGGTGGCGGCAGCCATCACGCCAGCGTAGTTTTGAGTGTCTTCGTTCTTGTAGTATTGTGCCTCATCGGTGATCACGATGGTGTGGCCGAGATCCTTGACCAGCTCGGGGTTCTTGGCGAGCGTCTGGAAGCTGACGATATTGAAGTCGCCGGGCTGCTGCAACGCGCGCTTCTTCGGGCCCACGCCCTTCGACTGCTCCCAGTCATAGGTGGCAGGGTCGTCGCCTTCGCCTGGGCCTGCACGCCCGAGCACGGTCATGCTTTTGCCGGGGCAGGTCTGCTGGATCGTCTTCGCCCATGTGCCTGCGACCGCGGTAGCTGGAGCGACGATCAGGACGCGCGTGCCAGGCTTCTGGCTCATAAGCTCAAGAGCCGCTCCGATAGCTGTGTCTGTCTTGCCGACACCCGGCGCAAACGCAAGCACCCCAGAGCCCGCTGCTCGCAGGTACAGCGAGCCTTGTGCCTGGGCACGGTCGAGGGTGCGCGAGTAGCCGGGCGGGTGTGAGGCAGTCTCGATAGCGGCATCCATGTCTTCGCCGGTGCGGATGTCGTGCAAGAGCCCCGCGTTGGGGTCGTGACCTTCTGACGGCGCAAGGAGTGAGCTGATCTGCTTGGCGCTGAGCTTCAGGTTGTAGCGCCCGGCGCCTTCGCGCTCAATCATCGACGGGGTGACGTGGACGTCCGCCTTGTGTGCCAGCTCCATGATCAGCGCCTTCGAGCCGAACCCTTCGACGCGCACCGTGTCGATCTTCTTGCCGAGCATCGTCTGAAGCGTGTGCAGGGCTTCGCTGCCCGCAACGGCCATACCAAGCGACTGGGCGGCCTCACGCATCTTGCGGACCTGCCGTGAGCGCGCAGCGGTCAGCGTGAACATGCTTTCGCCCTTGGCGCTTGCCTTGAGTTCTTCACCGGCGGCGGCTGCCTCGCGTGCAGCGAAGCGTGCCCGGTTGAGGTCGAGACGCATGATCGCTGACTGGCGCTCGTCGGTGATGTCGTCGATGGTGGACTTGAGCTTGTCCATGTCGAGGTCACCGGCGTCGGTGGCCTTCCGTAGCTCGTGCGCCATGATCTGTGCGGTGCCGTTCACGCCGAGTAATGCCTGGAGGCGGGTGGGGAGCACTGTCTTGCCGAACACGCTGTAGCTCAGCGAGTCGAAAGCGTCGAAGCAGCCGTGTTGGATTGCCTGAGAGACAAGCGAGTTGGATCGCTTGCGTGCAGTCTCGACGTCGTTCAGTAGCTCCCGGTTGATCTCGGTAAGGGCCTCAGAGGCCGCTTTGCGTTGTGCTTCCGCAGGCGCGTCAATGGGTGACCAGTCGAGTCCGGCACTGTCCTCTGGCCGCGTCTCCCCGGAAAGGACCTTATTAGCCTCCCGAACTCGTCTGCGTAGGGCGCTGGCGGTCGCAAGCTCCTCGTAGATGCTATCCGCGTCTTCTGTTGAGAGAGCAAGACGCGGACGGACTCGGCTTGAGCGTTCAGGCTCCTCGTTGTAGATCGAGTCTTCGGTGTCTTCGTCTGTATCGTCGGCGGGGGTGTCGTCGGAGGATGCAGGGCTATCGTCCTTGTCTCGGGGGGCTGGGGTGACTACGATAGGTCCGACCGGCGCTTCGCTACGGTTCGCGTCGGACAGGTTACCGTAGGTGGACTGGTACAGGCTGTCGTGTGTGGCGCGTTGGATCAGCTCGTGCTGGTCAGCGGAGGACAGGTCATCCCATTTGACGGGCTCGCCTGCGACCAGGGCGCCGCGGTCTTCGACCAGGCGTTGCACGTGCGCCTCGACGCGGTCACGCGCTTCGCGGAGGAGCTGCTGGGCTGTGGCCTTGCCTTCGCGGGCTGTGTTTGCCATCTCCTCGGTGACCTCGCCTGGATCATATTGGCGTGGCGGCTTCGCTGCGCCCTTGCGATCCATGCGGCCCTTCTCACCGATCCGCACATGGTCGAGGTGGTGGCCTGCGCCGCCAATGATCGAAGCGGTGCCGTCGCCGTTCTCGCGCACGAGCACCGGGATGCCCTTCTCGTCGTCGCCGTGCGGGTGTATCGTGATCCAGTGTTCTGTGCCTACCGCGGTGTGGTTGACCTCGGCACGCTTGAAGATGTGCCAGCGTGAAGGCTTCTCGATGGTGGCGTGCGGGAACACCTTGTCGAGCGGCGTCGCCTCCAGGATCGCTTTGACCTCCACCAGTGGACCGTACTGGTGGACGTACTGCCAGATGAAGTTGCCGATCCCGTAGGTGCCGGTCGCCTCATCGTAGCCCTGCTTGCGCAGGTCGTGAAGGACGGTGTATGCGGCCTGAAGTTCGGCGAGCGCGCGGTCACGTGTCTCGGGTGGTTCGCCAGGACTGTAGGCACGGAGAGCCGCGGTCAGGTCGTCGGCGAGCTGTGCCGCGACCTGCACCCATTCGGGGTGCTCGACCGCGAACTCTCCGCCCAATCCCTCCAGGATGTGTTCGTTGACGACGTCCTCGCTGTACGGGACGGGGAGCGGCGGGGTGACCCATGTGTTGGCGGCCAGGTCGTAGGCGGGCTGGTTGGACGCGCGCACGTTGTACGCGAATAGGCTGGGCGAATCTTCGGGCCGGATGAAGGCGTCGAGCGGCAGGCCCGGGGCGACCTCGAAGTCGCCGAGCGCAAGCTTGGTCTGGGTGACGAGCGCGACGTGCAGCTCCTCCTCGGTGAGCTTCGCGTACTCCTTGTGCGCCGTGCGGAGCTTGTCGTAGTCCACCACGATCTGGAGGTCGAGGTCACCGATAGCGGACTTCTCGCCCCACATGTAGGTGCAGACCGAGCCGGACAGGTAGATCGAAGACCAGTCCCCGGCGTCAGCGCCGAGCGTGTGGTGCCACCAGTCGATGATGCGCTGGCGCACGTCGTGGCGCAGCTTGATGCCGGACCAGACGAGCGGGTCGAGTCCGGGCTCAGGGTTGTCGAAGAAGCCCTTCGCGACGTCCTGGTCGTGCCGGTACTTCTCGACTGCGGAGCCGAGCATCAAGGTGTACGGATCGACGCTTGCGATGTCCTCAGCGGTGTAGGTCTTGTACTGGATCTCGGCGAGCTGAGCGAGACGCGGGTCGTTCGCGTATTCGGGCTTGAGCTGGCCGGACGACTCGAACATCTCGTCGAGCGCGCGTCCCGTGAGCCCGAGATCCTCGGCTGCCTTGTACTGGGCCTGCATGTCCTCGTACACGCTGGGGACGTAGGCGACCGCGACATGACGGCATTGCGGGTGGAGTGGGATGCAGGCAACCCATTCGCGGGTGGGCTTGCCGTAGTTCGAGCCGTCACGGAACTCGTCGATCTTGAATATCTTGTTCTCGATCAGGCGCTTGCACTGGGAGCATGAGCCGACGTGTGGCGGAACCCACACCCGCTCGAAGCCCATCTTCTTGCAGGCGTCCAATCGTCCCATGTGGTTGGCGCGGATCATCTCGGTGCGTGCGATCAGCCGCCAGTTGATCTCCGCCTCATGGGTGGCATGGTAGATCCAGGATGCGACCTGTGTGGGGTTCACGGCCTGCTGTGTGCCGTACAGGACAGCGGAGCGGATCTTGTCCACGTAGCGGTCCACTGCACCCTCGAACTCGTGGAGGGTGTAGGTGCGCAGCCACTTCAGCGCGTTGACCTTGGTTGGTGCCTCGCCGCCGAAGAAGTCGAGGCCGTGCGGCAGGTCGCCGGTCATCTCGATGAACTGGGTGATCTGCTGCTCCCCCAGGTCGTAGCTTTTCGCCGGATGGGAGCGTGCCTCATCCATCATCTGCGTCTTCCAGTCAGCAAGGACCTGTTCGACGTTCTGGTATTCAGCGACGGAAAGCCTCCGGGAGAGCGGAGGCTGGTCTGCGGTAGGTATGATGCGACCCTTCTAGGTTCGCGGAGGACGGCCGAAGATGTCGAGCAGGACGCGCGTGATGAGGATGGCGAAAACGACGATGATCAGAAGGCTGATCATCTGTGCCACCACGCCCAGACGGCGGGCCACGAGCAGAACGCGACGATGGCGAAGAAAACGACCCAGCCTGCGAGCATTAGCCGAGGTCCTCCACGAGAGAGACCACGGCATCCTTGACGCGGTCGGCGGCTATGAGTAGCTGAACGCAATGATCCTCGGTGGAGTGGTGGGGGTCGCCGGTCAGAGCCATGCGCAGGTCCATGGTCGCGTTGTTCACGGCGAGACGTGCGTTGGACTGCTGTAGAGACTCGGTGAGGATGCTCATGGGTACTCCAGTCTCTCGATGACCCGTCGCTCCAGTCTCTCGACGCTTGCGCGTTCAAGGGAGACGCGATACTCCAACTCGGAACGCCTGGACGGCACCATTCCGAAGTGCCTGCCCCACAACTCAAGCTCGTACTCGGCGTCCGCGAGACGCATACGAGCGCGCCCGAGACGGCGCTCAAGTCGTCTGACTCTGCCGATCACTGCCACACCTTGACCGATGCGACCTTCATCACCAGCGGGAACACCGTCGTCGCGTCCGGCGCGGGCGCCCACCCGTCGCCAGGCCAGCCGACGCCAACGTTGATCCGCGGGTAAAGCGCCTGGTTGTCAAACGGCCACCGGTAGTCCGGGTGGTCCGCGTTCCACTGCGTGGACGTCACCTGGAAGGTCGCCTGGCCGTTGATGGCGACCGTGATGATGCCCGGCTGCCAGTCCAGTGACGCCACGATAGGCTTCGTCGTATCGACCGGAGACGACCCGCCAACCTCGTCACCGTCGGTGTAGGCGTGGATCGTGACGTGGTTCAGGTTGAGGTTGGCGCTCTGGATCTCAAGCACGTCGATCTCGCGGCCCACGCCTACGGGCGCCGCGGGGTCAATGAACCAGACCGCGAACCATGCGCCCGCCGTGCGCGGGACCGACGTGACATAGGTGTCGAACTGGCCGTGGCCCCACGTCACGCCGGGTGTCTCGATCATCCCTGACGTGTACGGGTGGCCGCCGCCGTCGATTGACTGGTTGCGTAGCGTCAGCTTCACGCCGGAGCCGTCGAGACTGACACCCGAGGCGTCGTACAGGGTCGTCGCATATCCGTCGTCGCCCTCGTGCGGCACCCAGTCTGCGGGTAGCTTGGTCCCGTTGAACTCGTAGTCCTTGACCAGTGTCTTGTAGCTCCTGATCAGCACCATGCCCGCGGCGAGCGTGATCGGCTGTGGACCGGCCGCTGGGGGCGGCGGGGGCGGAGCTGGTTTGACGATGGCGCCCGGGGTGAGCGTCACTACAGCCTGATTCGGCTTCACGCCGAACGTGACGCTGTGCGGCTGCAACTGGTTGGCCGGTGGGTGCTCAGAGGCCGTCGATGTGACCGTGACCGGAAGCTCCGAGCCATCTCCGAACGGAACGGTAAACGTGGTAGAGGTCACGATAGCTCCCCCCCGATCTCGTAATGGTCGTGGTTGTAAAGAATCGTCTCGGCGACCCCGGTGATGTCCCGTAAGACCTGCAACGTCGCCATGTAGTGGTCGGACATGTCGGAGAGACGCCGCTCCAGGTCCAGGGCGTTGCGCTCAGCGATACGGCGCTGGTCGCCAATCCAGTTGATGCGGCCCGTCATGCTCATACCCGACGGGGCGCCCTCAGCACGTAGCGCCATATCCACGGTGACGAGCTGATCGCCAAGATGGACGTAGGGGCCGGGCAGCGTGGTGGACCGGACACCGTAGCTCATGCGATCACGACGTCCACTTGGGGGCCCATGTGAGTCGCCATCCGTGGCGGAGTGGCAGGACGTGACAGCCACGTAGCCGAAGCCGCCTGTTGTCGGTGAGCCTGTCGTTCGGGGGGCCAAGTAGCGCGAGGTGCGCCCCGACCATGATGACTTCCTTCATGTGATCACCCGTGTCGTGAAGACGTCGCCGTTCTTGATCAGCGCAGCATCCTCATGTGGGCCGAGCATCCTGCGCTTGACCTCGAAGTCAGTGGTGGACAGCACCCCGGCCACCTCGGCGAGCGAGGCGTAGCTGACCTTGCGGACAAACAGGAAACGGTCGATGGCGCGTGCGAGCACATAGGCTAGTTCGGCGGATGTCTCGGGCGGGGTCGCGTTCTGGTCAAGCTTGCGGCGACGGACTGTGTCTGCGATGTAGGGCATGGCTAGAGTGTAGCAGCCTCGACGGCAGCACGTCGGTCTAGTGCTTCGCGGACGATCTCTGGGGGTGCTGCATACAAGTGGTCACGAACCTGCGCGGTCGCGTTGTTGAGACAGGTGTCGCCCCGACCCCCGTAGCGGACCATCGCTGTGAGGACTGACCACAGGAGACGGCGGTCTTGTGTCCGCTCGATCAGGAGCGCGTTGATCAGGACCTCACGGTCCGTGAGCGTATCCGTCAGCGCCTTCCGCTCGATCATAAGCGAGTTCGCCAGCTCCTCGCGGGCCTTGAGCGCGACATCCCACTTCTCGTGGTCCGGGATCTGGCGGGTAAGGAGGTCACGGCGGATTGTGGCGAGCACAGCCACAAGCGCGCCCTCCTGGTGGACGATGGGGTTGTAGTGGGGCTGCGTGTCGATCAGCCCGTCGTACATCCACTCGCACAGCTCGGTGTCGATCTCACCCATGATGCGGCACCCCCCCGTTGCTTTGGCCTGGGGGGCAGCCTTCACGTAGCTCCCGGAGACGCTGGGCGCGCTTGACCTCCAGTTCGGCGGTGGTGGGGGTTGCGAGGATCACGCCACCCGACTGTTCCCGGTGGGCTTGCGCCTGGATGCACAGGTTGGTCAGGATGCCCGCGATCTGTGCTGCGAACTCCGGGGTCATGTAGCCGAACGTGACGGTGTGCTGTGCCTTCAGGTCACCGGCGATCAGGTTGATACGGATACGCTCTGGGGGGTGACCCTCCTCCTCGGACAGCTCCAGTGCGAACTGGACGCTGCTGAGCAACAGCTCGGTGGCTGAGATGACCGGGCCTTCAGCGGCGGGCTCCACGTCACCGACGGTGATCTCCTCGTTGGGTTCTTCGCTCACTTCTTGCCTCGCTTCGGTCGTGGGCCTGTATTGCGCTTCGCCTGATCGGAGGATAGCACAAGGTCGTCTATGTGAAGGGAGTCCACCCCCCGGGCCGCGCGCTGGCCCTGCGCATGGGGGGTGGATACTGCTATGTCTCCGCGCGATAGGCCCGGGCGTCGGGATGGGTGACGCGGAACCTCGCGAGCGCATAATCCATGTTGTGCCCCCGGAACACCAGGTACCGGGTGGATAGATCTCGGTGACGTTCGATGGAGCTGTCGGACGGCTCCCGGTAGTAGAATGCGGTACCAGCCCGCCTCGCTCATGGCGTGTGGGTTCCTTCGACGCCGCGTGCCTCACGGATCAGAGTGCGCTCAGTGAGGGCAAGCTTGGCTTCGGTGAGAGCGACGATGGCACGCTCGTTCTCCTTGCAGGCAAACCTGCCGTCTGCTGCTGTCTGGTAGAACGTGAGCCGTTCGATGGCTGCTTCGATCACGTCTTCGACGAACGCGCCGGTCGGCTCCTGACGGTCTAGGCCGCGGCCGAGTGGACCGTTCTGCCATTGGATCTGGATGCCGGTGCCGTCCGTAAAGCCGCCGGTCGGGTTACCGTCGCTGTCCTGGCAATGTAGGATGCTGATGCGTTGCCTCACGATGTCTCCTCTGGGAATAGTCTAGCGCGGTGTGCGGACACAGCCTCCGCGCGCTTAGCGACCAGCTCGGGGTCGGGGTGCTGGGATTGGGACATGGCCGCGTAGCCCTCGATGCGGAACGTCTCATCGTCGGGGATCGGCTTGGGGTCGGGCCATTCGGGGAAATGGATTCGGTAGTACTCAACCTCGCTCAGGTCCATCTCGTTGCCGATGTCTTTGGTGGGCCTCTTCGCTACCAGCTCGTCATGGAGATGTTCGAGCTGGTCGAGGGGTGTCTCGGGGGTCTTGGTGAGGGCTTTGAGAGCTTTGAGTGGATCGGGGGTCATTTGTAGGTTCAGTGTCGATTGTAGTGCGGAAAACTACTTACACGTCTCGGTGGTGGTGATGACGGGAGAGATGGGGATGCCAGGCATCCTCCCCCCGCTTATGCCGGTCGTGTGGATGGGGGTTGTGGTCAAGCAGGTGGACTGTCACGATCATCGACATAACCGCGAGGATCATGCCTGCCAGGAGCGGCCAGAACAGCCAGCCCACTAGAGCGTCTCCCGTCCATAGACGGCGACCACGTACTCCCGTGCGAGCAGCATCGGCGTGCTCGCGCCCCAGCTAGTGTCGGCCATCGTAAGACTGAGAAAGTCCCCATTCCTGGATGCACTCAGAAGGCGGGACACCTCATCCACGGTCTGGGAGACTCGGGCGGACCGTGGGGCGTCCCTCATCACGATCTCTGTCCAGACCTTCATGGGATGTTCTCACCCTCATCCTCGGGCTCGTCTTCGGTAACGTAGGGCGAGACGTGCCCATGAGCATGGATGCGACGGACGAGCTGGCTGCGCTTCTTGGGGTCCAGGCTGTCCACGTAGTCGATGACCGCTCCCTGTGTGAGCGTCGTCTCCAACAGCTCGCCGAAGATCGGCTCGGGTAGAACGGTCGCCAACCCGCTGAAGTCGAAGACCTCGTCCATCTTCAGGTCGAACCTCTCACGCAGCCAGCGCACGACCTCGACGGCATCGACGCGCCTAACGAGAACACTCTTCCCCTCCTCAACCTCCATACGGGCCAGTGGCGCACCGCCGTGGATACACTCGCGGAGCCGACCCGTGCTTGAGGAGCCCTGCCATTTGTAGTCCTGCTGCATCATGCCTCCTTGTAGTGATCCATGACCATCTGGTACGTCTCTGCGTACCCTGCGATGTCCACAACACTATCATGCTTCGAGGGCGTCTGTTGCAGCCGTGAAAGCTTGACGCAGATCATCGCCAATGCCACCTGCTCCGGTTTGACGTCCCAGCCGAACAGTGCCTTCCACATCCCTGCGGTGCGCTCGAAGTCCTCGTGTGGGGGACCGTAGTCTCGACCGCGGTCAGCGTGAACTAGGGTGTGGGCCTCTTTGCACGGGGACTGGAAAGACGACACCTTGGGCTCGAAGTCCTCGGCCATAAAGGGAGGACCCACGTCGGGCCGCGGCGTGCAGTCAGCGAGTGTGGGCGGCATCGAGATCCTCCCGTGAGGTTGGGGTCAGGGGCTGCCCTCCGGCATCGTTGTAGTCCCAGACCGGGAGCTTGCAGATGCGAGCCACGAACGTCTCCAGCCGTGCCCCACGCGAGCGTGACCAGCCCGGCAAGACAACGACACCCTCGACAGAACCACCACCAATCAGCTTGACGTCACGCGCCAAGAAGTCCGCCCAGCTCTCCCCGTTCGCCGAGCCCGAGCCGGGAGCACCGTCAGGGGACGCTATGGCTACAGCGCGCGTCTCGGGATTATCCAGCTCGGCGGGTGAGAACACCTCGTAACCCAGGTCGCGGAGCCGGGTTGCAGCGGCGTCGAAGGCAGGGATGTTGAACGCGGGGATGCCGGTCATCGGCCCCGCGAGATAGAGGGCCGCCCCGTGCTCGGGCCTAAGTGTTGGTGGGGTGATGATCTTCCCGCACCGGGCACACGACCCACTGTAGCGGGGGTCAGCGGATACGAGGTGTTCCTGTCCGTCTAGGCAGGGCATTACGCCTCCTCACGCTCCATGAACCGCTCTATCGCGGACTGGTGCTTAGCCTTCGTACGAGCCAGCCGGGCGGCCGGTCGCGCCTTCTCCTGGTACTTGGCTCGGGCGGCGAGGTGAGCCTCGTCTGTTTCGTGCCGCCGAGAGTGCCAGCCGTGTGGCCGCTTGCCTCCGTCTCCCATTCAGATCGCCACCAATTCACCGTTTTGACGAACTGGAGCGACCTTGGGATGCTTCCAGCCTTGATGGTCCTCGCACATGCAGTGGCGCAGGCGGGGGGTAGACTTCTCGCCGTGGCGGGTGCGGTGGATGTGTTTGCCGATCATGCCGCGACCGGCGGGCTTGCCGACGCGCGCGCGGTACCCCTGGCACTTGACTTTGTTGCGTCCACCCTTTGAGCTGCCACCCACCTTCTGGGACTGCTGTTGTCCGCCTCCCGGCACCCTACTTCACCTCCAAACAGTCGATCTTGTGGACCCCGGTGATCCCCCACTTGGGGTGGAACGCCGCGAGTAGCTGCACCGGCGGGACACCGTTGCCGTACTCGTCCATGCCGTACTCGTCCACGCCCTTGAGTGAGCCGTTCACAAGGATACTAAAGTCCTCGGCGATCTGCGGGTTGTGCCAGTGGCCGCCCATCACGTGGTCGATGTGGATGTCAGCGAGCCCGAACAGCTTGCCAAGACGGTCGGCGTGACGGGTGATGCCGCCCCACGGCACCCCAGCCATTGAGGAGCGCACACCGTTGCCGTGCGTGAGGTAGATGGTACGACCGCAGACCTGTACGATGGCCTTGTTCGCCTTGGGGACGTTGACCGTGATGTTCGGGCAGCCACGCAGCCGGTTGCGCGCGATACAGCCCGCGATGTAGTCGCCGTTGTCGAACGCGACCTTGTGCCGGTCCTTCTTAGCGAGGCGCGGATGGTTGCCGACGATCCAGTCGATGTCGATGGTGTCGAACTCGTCGCCGAACTCCTCGTTGATCCAGTCGGCGCACTCCTCACCGAAACGGACCACGCTGTCGGAGAAGCACATCTCGTTGGTCTGTGCCAGCTCCTCGTGAATCACGCCGGAGACCTGGTCGCCGAGACTGAAGATGCGCAGAGCGCGAGACTTGGCACCATAGTGGTCGCGGTGCGAGCGCACGCCCTCAGCGAGGCGCTGAAGACGCTTCTGCATGATGGACCAGTCGTACTGGTTCAAGCCAACCGTCTCGACGGGGGACACGACCTCGGAGGCATGACAGTCGGAGAAGAGGAGCGCCAGCGTGTGGGCCTCGGTCGCGCTATGGGCGACACGAGCCTTGGGCTTGTACGTGGGGACGACACGCTCGATACTCGCCTCCAACGCACCCTGCACCCGAGCGTCGCGAACATCCTCATCGCGAGCGAGCGTCAAGGCGTGACGCGCCTCGGCCAGCTCCTTGGTGAGGATCTCCTCGCGTGAGACCGGCGTGCCCACAGTGCCAGCGGCAGGTGCCGTGGTGCGGCGAAGGTTGGTGACCGCACGTACCTGATCGCGGATGTCTAGCGCGGTGACACGCGCGTCGAGGGTTTGCCGATTGACGTCTGTCTTGCGGGCATAGGCCGAGAGAGTGCCATACTCCCTCACGCCCGTGACGATCTCTTCTGCCGTCAGATCCACGATGTCTTACCTCCCGGTGGTGTGCTCGTGGTGATAGCTACAGCGTAGCAGCATGATCGGACAGGGGTACCCCGAGCAGTTTCTCCAGGTCGGAGAGCAGCCGATCCTTGCCGCGGTCGAAGACGTCGGTCAGCGACTCCTCGTGGTCATCCATCGCGGGGTCAGTCGTCTTGCCTACACTCAACCCCGCCGCATGAGCCTCAACCGCCGCGCGGGCCACCTTGAAGTCATCCCCCCGGTGAACCATTCGCTGCGTGCCGAAGGGGTCGGTGTGGTAGGCGTGCCAGCGTAGGCCACCAGCCGCCGTGTTCTGTCGGACAACGTGATATTGGTGGCGACCGAGTGTGGCGCTGTAGTTCTTTCCACCCGGACTCTTTGTCCATGAGAGGGCCTTCTCGACATCGGAGGTCTTGCCAAGCGGCATCTGCTTGGGGCCGACGCCCTGCTCCAGGTTGTGCTGACCCATCGCAGCCTGCGTATCCTTGTCGCCGGGCTGCGCTGGCTTCCAGGGCATCGTGCCTGGACCGGAGCCCTGCTCCTGCATCGCGTCCATCTGCTGTTCCTGCTGTTCCTTCTGCTGTTGCTGTTGAGCGGCAGCACCCATAACTGCTATGTCCTGCTCGGTAGGGAGCGGGTTGAGCTGTCCGGCGACGAGCAGCATGTCGGCGCCCTCCTCCTCGGAGGGCTCGTCACCGACGGCCTCGCGCCACTCGTTGCGTGACCACGCACCCGCATCGACACGGGCCTTGTAGAGCGTGTCGAGGATGGTCTCATCTTCGCCGCCGCGGTCAAACTCGAACTTGACGATGTCCCCGACACCGAGCCCGTGCTCGCCGATGATCTCGACTTCCCACACGTCCTCGATCAGGGCCAGGATCGGCTCGACGCTGGTGGACTGGTTGGAGCCCTCCTGCTCGTCGGCTGTGGAGCGGTTGACGTCCTCGATCAGCCCGATCTCCTGCGGGGCGATCTGGTACACGGCGCACATCTTCTTGACCAACCAGTTCTGGTAGGCCATGTACTCCATGTCCTTGTTGGACTGCCGCCACTCGACCCACTCGACGCCCTTGCCGCCGATGATCGGGATAGCCCAAGGCTTGCCCATGATCTCGTTCATCCAGTAGAGGCGAAACTCGTCCACGTCCTCTGGGGTGGTCTCCTCGCCCAGGTTGAGGAGGCCCTCGGGCACCGCGCCCTTCTCGAAGTAGCTGGAGTTGTACTTGGAGGCGTACAGCTCGGCGCACACGCTGACGATCAGGTGCTCCATCGGGCTGTAGCCGTAGCCCATGAAGCGCACGTCGGTCTGCGGGTTGTCCATCGCGTAGACGAGATCCTCCATGCCGAAGCGCGCGACCACCATGCCGTCCACGATCTGCACATAGGCGTCATCGTGGTAGCCGCCATACTGGTCGATGTTCGGCTGGATCGTCGCGCCGTCCACCGGGTACATGGAAAGCACCCACTTGGCGAGGTTGCGCTCCTTCTCGATACAGCCCGCGTCGAGCACGAGCAGGTCGTCGAGGAACTCCTGGACGAACTGCCGCCACGAGCGCGAGGACGGACGCGAGCCGTACATGCTCGGGCGCTTGAGGAGCTTGGTGACCTCGTCGCAAAGCTTCTTGGTAGACGGTGAGGAGTCCTCCTCGTCCTTCGGCTTGACAGCCCACTTGGTGTCGCCGATCTGGTTCTTGCGCGTCTTGATGATCGCCTGCGCCCACTCCGAGCGGTTCGCCATCTGGCGGAGCGTGGTATAGGTGACCGATGTCGGCTTTGGCTTGCCGCGGGTCGGGTCCCAGACCTGCTGGAGGCTGGTGCCGCGCGAGCGCACCTTCTTCTCGACCTCCTCGGTCTTGCCGACGTAATCGTCGCCCTGTACCATCACGTTGTCGAGGACGTACTTGATCGTCTCGGGGTCACCGGCGATGCGCCTAGCTTCGTCGAGCGAGACCTTCCGTACTGTCGTGATCGGTTCGCCGTTCGGCCCTAGCAGGCCGGGTATGAAACTCTGAGGCATGGTGATCCTGTCGGTTGAGACGCGGGACAGCGACGTAGCCCGGCCAGCGCAGGCTACGCTCAACGTCTGCGATGCACTCCCAGACGTCCATCTGGTGATGTTCAGGCATTGACACGGACGGACGTGTCGATCACGAGCATCTGCGACACCTCGAAGCCCTGCTTGGCGAGCGCGCCCAGGACGAACAGAGCGGTGTCGGCGGTCTGCTCGATCTCCTCAACGTAGCCGCCGACCTGGGCGCAGAAGACGATCCCCAGCTCGTTGACTGTGACAAGCAGCATCCCGTCGTCCATTAGGGCTCTCCTACGGCTCGACCCTGAGTAGGGGGGACAGTAGCGCGACGCGCGCCTTGGGGACCGTGGACTGGTCGATGAACGTGAACTCGTCGCCCTCGTAGCGTTGTAGAAGCCACGCGGGATAGGAGATCATGTGGATGCCGGTCTCCTTGCCGCGGTGATGTGCGGCACAGAGCACGAGCATGTTGAGTTCGGAGTCCACCCACTTTGCGAGAGCTTCGCGGTCGGTGATCGCAGGCCAGTCGGCTGTGACCTTATCGAGGTCGAGACCGTTCTGACTCGCCCACTCGAAGTGGTCGTGATGCGTCTCAAGCGCGCCGCCCTGGGAGCGGCGAATGCCACACACCCAGCACGGCGCGTCGAGATCGTAGATCAGATGATGGTGGACCGTGCGGTACTCCGAGCTGGCCTTGCGGGGCTCGTGCTTGGGGTACGCGACCAGCTCATCGAGCTGGCGATGGAGGATACCGCCGGTCGGGATCGTCACAGGGGCCTCACGATAGTACGGAGGTCGGAGACGTTGTACTGGTCGAGCGCGTACGCTATCGGCATCAGGAAGTACCCCAGGACGTTGAGCGACTTGTCGTTCTTGTTGGGGTTCCACGAGTTGCGCGAGAGCAGGTAGCCCGGGTAGTCCGACAGGTAGCCGACCCAGAGATTCTCATGGCCGCCAAGGACCTGCTCGCCGGGCTGAGGCATCGGCATGACACCGGGTGTCTCCCAGGGCTCCTCGAACGACTCGTAGACCGTGAACCCGTAGGCGATGGTCTGAGAGTTCGAGAGGACCTGCTTGATCGCTGCCTCGGACTGCGGTGGCTGCGAGACCTGCTTCGACAGCGTGTACGCGCGCGGGAAGTCCGCGCCAGGCTTGTGCTGGAACGTGGAGATCACGTAGGGCCACAGCGTCTCGTCAGGGATGCCGTGCCTTGCAACCGTGAAGGCGTCATGCCCCATCGCTCCGACGTCGCCCTGACCGAGCGTGCCTTCGCGCTTGCGCTCGAAGTAGTAGACCCAGAGACGGGCCAGCTCGCCACAGTCCTTGCCGTCAAGGATCGACTCGTACTGGAAGGCGGCGGACGTGGCGTTCGCGGTACATGAGCCGAGCTGTCCCTGGTTGAACAGTGGCGGCAGCTCGTCGCGCGGGTCAACCTGGCTCGCGATCTTGAGCCCGTACACGTCGGTGCGGGGGAAGTCGTGGCGCTGGGCGGGGCCAGGCCACCGCTTGCCATAGGTGTGGCGGCCCTCAAAGAGGGACGCGGCGAAGAAGACGTCTTCGACGTTCATCGGTGTCAGCTTTCGGTAGACAGAGGGCGGGACCCGACGCCCCGCCCTCCGTTCGCTATCGCGGGAGGATTAGGGAAGAAGGTGCCTGAAGGGAACCTTGGTGTACGCTTCGGATTGGTAGTCGTAGCGGTTGGGCGCGTACGTCCCCTTGAGGATGTTGTGCTGGGTCAAGAACGTGATCCCAGACGTCACGAGAAGGATCGCCCCACCCGTGATGTAGGTCACAAGCTGGCTGTGCGAGATACCCAGAGTGCCGAGCACCTTGAGCCGCACGAACAGGAACGTCGCCACGAAACCGGCGGCCGGGGGGATCACGACGACGGTCGCGAACTTCAGCACGGCCGATGCGGTCGGTAGCTTGCTCTTGATGAACGCCCAGACCCGAGCGAAGAAGCTCGGGGCCGCGACGGGTACCGGTGCGGGCGGCGTCACCTTGCGACGTCGCGTGGTGGTGGTTGTGGTCATGGGTTCCTTTCGATGGGATTACGTGTGGTGGGTGCCGTGACTTCCGAACACGGCCAGGCGACGGAATCCCCTCCTCTTCGGAGGGCTCCACTGCCACTTGGGCCTCGCGGCGATCCAGCCCGCGACAATCGGGGCCTGAGCAAGGACCCACGCGCTGTAGTTACCGAGCGTGGTGTACTCGTCCACATTGCCGTGAAGGTAGCCGTC